ATATATGACGATGGAGCAGCAGTTTGAGCACGTTATTACTATTTCAGAGAAAAAGTGCGGGCATTTATCAACTGTAATTAGAGTGTTATGCCATGAATGCGTCCATATGAGTCGCTGGAAAACTCCGAAATGGAGCCATCACGATGCTGAATTTCGGCGCCGTACCAAAGTTATTTCTGATGAGTTGGGATTTGACGAAAAAGAATTATAAATTTCTTGCAAATTTTCCATGAAACTCTATTCGTAATTGTTCAGCATAAATACTCGCTTCTTCTGGCGTTTTAAATGCTCCACGAGAAATTGTTTTTCCATTTACTTGAAGTCTGCAAGCCCATTTCTTTTTGTCTTTTCTAAAAAACACATTTTTAAATCCGCTCGTATTTCTAGAGTGTAGTTTTTGATTCCATTGATTTTGCTTGTCGTCCGCTTTTCTTAAATTTTCAATTTTATTATTTTTTGGATTTCCATCAATATGGTCAATCATTTTTGGGAAAAAATCATAATGCATGGCAAAAACAATTCTATGCAATCCATGCATTTTTCCTTTTATTCTAACAACATAGTATCCGTTTGATGTATCTAAGCATCCTGCTTTGTCGCCAATTTTTACGCTATTAAATGGTTTAATTTTCCAATATAGTTCGCCGTTACGATATTCAAAAATTTTATTTAAAAACTCTTGGGATAGTGTAAACTCTTGATTAGCCATGACAACTCCTTACAGTTTGATTGGTTAGAAGCCTTTAGCGAACTCGTAATTCCTAGGGGCTTTGTTTATTATACTATAATGATGTAAACTAACAACAGGGGGATAGCGGCGTACTCCTCTGCGCATAGTCTTTCAGACGTCCCCCTACTTTATTTCAATCCGCCCTGTTTCAAAAAGCCAGCCAATAGTTTTGCGGTGTGCTTCTTCCCATACTTCAACACGTTCAGCCTTAGAGAGCGATTTGCCTTGGTCGAGTTCCATGTGGCAGGTATAGCATAATGCTGCGGTTCTGTGGTCATCTGCTTTAATTCCTCTGCCTTTACCATCCCGAAGCTGATTGGAATGTGCAGCCACAACTGTGCCGTCTTCTCTACCACACGCTTGGCATGGAGATTGTCTAAGTATTTCAAGGAGTTTTTTATTTCTGTAGACCACTACGTATCATTTCGTTAATATATCTTCCACAAATGTCTATAGCAGACTCTTCAGTTAAAGATTGTTGCGGGCTGTGAAAAAAATGATAACTTCCATCAGGTAAGATTTCGTATTCTGGCGCATCCCAACCAGCCGCCCTTAATGCAATGATAATATCATCTATAGATTCCATTAATTTCTCTTAGTCATATTGTTTGCTCTTGCTAAAAAATCAATTGCTTTATCAAACTGGTCTTGAAGGTTTTTAATTTCATCTGCCATATGCCGAATAAATTCAGCAGTTTTCTTTTTATCATAGTTGGTATCATTAAATTGACCGTTTTCTATATCATTCGCTAATTCATATGCATCCATTCTATTCACCTATTCCGTGGGCTCGCTCGATGGCGCGGGCGAACCTCATAATGAACGTGTCGTATCCCACATTCTTTAAGTGGCACATTGCTTGGATGTCTCTTATTAGTTCATTAGTCAACGGGGTACGCTCTGCATCTTGCCGGTCTTGTGTGGTGAAGGTGGTCATGCGAATGCACTCCAAAAATTGTTCTTTTTATTCAATTCCATCATTTTCGATTCAAATTCCCATTGGCGCACTAATTTAGCTCGGGCGTATGCTGCGTCTTGTTGCGCTTTTTTCTTTTCCTCAAAGTAACGACGCTCTTCAATGCGAGTCTTCCATCCGTGGTTCATGGTCGGCTCCTTGTGTTTGCTTCCAAAATAATTGCTAATTGCTTTTTCAACGCTTCTATTTCGGCTTGTTGCTGGCGAAGCATGGTAGCAGTCGCTTTAAAATCCGCATCGCCAATTCCTACCAAGTGATTTTCACACACCCAATCTAAAGCATCAGCTAGTTCTAAAGCATTCATCTAGGTTTACTCCCAGTTACTTCTTGAATACGCTCTGCAGCNCCCTCAATAATCTTCATTTTTGCGGTGCAGTATGTTGTGCTAGGATTAGGAAACGCATAGAGTTGGTCTACGATTTGATATAAATTATTAATTAATTGTACTTCTTGTTCGTTATCCGGTAAGTATTGACTGTAGTTTTTTAACAACAGTGCATTAATATACATTTGGGTTACTTCTGGCTTAGAGCATCCGCTAACTTGCGCCGTGGTACGAATTTGATTAACGTAAGCGTATTCATTGGCATCATATTTACCAATAATAAGGGCGCATCCTGTTATTAGACAGAATGGTAAAGTGTATAGTAACTTCATCAATAAGCTGCCTGTGCTAAGGCTGCAATATCCAATAGAATCTCTCTTGCTTCTTGAGCTTGTTCAAAAGAATCTGCGTCCTTCAGGATATTTCCAGCAATATTAAGGTCGTTAACTAACTCTTTAAATTCAGCGGGCGATAACTTTCCAGCTTCATATTGGGTCTTTAATTCTTGGGCTTGTTTTAATAAATCATTCGGACTCACGTTTTCTCCTTACTCGTTTAGCTGCTGCAGCAATACCGCCATCATCCCTGTCTTTCTCTAACTCATCCATTAACGCATCAGCACACCCTACGGCAGCCATAGCCATTTGTTCTTGAGTAAACAAATCAGGGTCTTGAAGGCTGCCTAAGATGCCGGTCATAGCAAAACAGCTTGCTAAAAACCTCATGTGCTTTTTGTCGTTTTCCACTCTTTATATCCTGTATAGATGTTTTTTAGGGTTTCTTGTGCTTCTTTGTTTGTCTTTAGTTCAGAGCGGGATTGAATGTTTAAATATCCAGTCATCCAATCTACACACGCCGCCTCGTTCTTTTCAAATAAAGAACCATCCTCATGTAGCCATTCCCAAAAATCTTTGTCTCGACATAGCATACCAGCTAACTTCACCATCTGTGCGCCCGCAAAATCTCTACGGTCTAATGGCTCTTCTTGGTCATTAAGACGCACCATTACCACCATATAGCGAGCGCCAACATAATCGCGCATCAAGTCTTCCGGCAAGTCATCGGGATGGATAGCCAGTGTCATGGCATACCCATCCTTAGTCTGTTTTAAGGCTACCTTCTTACCCTCAAATTGACTAGTCTCCATCATTCTCCCATTTATAGATTCCCAGCTTGGTTTCAAGATAGTGAATAATTAACATTAAGTCTTTAATCACAATATCCTTTTCCATGCATTCATCAATTTGGTCCTTTAGGGCTGTTTGAAGATTTTTAGACAACTCTTCCCAATTAGTCTTACTCATCCCATGGGTCTTTCGAGCTAGTCTTTGCTTCAGGTTTCCAAGTATCGAGTTTAACTCGTAGGACATTGCGTTCTCCATCTTTTGTGTTTACTTTGGCTTTCCAAGCGCCTAACTTTATTTCTACTTCGCCATTCTTGGATTCAGAGATAAGGTGCTCTAATAGCTCCCGTTCAAAAATTACTGACCCGTTAAAGTCTGGTGCTTTTTCATGGCGCTTTTCTGCGTTGTGCCATAGTGTTCCTTGATTTGGATAATCCATTTTATTTCCCTTTCGTTAAAGATTCTTTTGTCTTGCTAAATGAAACCATCATTTCTGAGTAAAACTTCTCGTCCATTGCCTTTGCTTTATCAAAGACTACTCGGTTATTCTTAAAGATATTGGCTACATCATCTGGATGAGAGGCTACTGTTAATAGGGTATCTACGCCTGCTTTAAGAGCCTCTAGCCAGCTTTTTTCGTTATCGGTATCCATTACTGTCAACTGCCAGTCTCCGGGCTTTCCTGCGGTCTTAGGTATCGTTTTAGCCTTCTCTACTGCTTTATCGGGCGCAGGAATATTATTTACCTTGGGTGGTTGCTCTGGTTCTACGTCTGGCGGCAAGTCTTCACCGTTATAGATATACAAACCTATTCCATGCAGGGCAATTGCTTTAGCAAGGCAACGTTGCATCGCCGTATTTACTGCGAACGAATCAGGTTCCGCAATCGGTTTATTGCGATAGTCCATAACGGGAAGCTGCGCCGTTTTAGCAATATCATTTGCGACAACGGTACAAAATACCATGACTGAACCATTCCCCCATCTTTGAAACTCCGGATAAAACCAATGGGCTTTCGAGTCAGCAAGTAATAATTGGTCAACCGCCCACGCCCACGAAAGATATGTAAGTCCATTTTTCTTTTCTGTATATTTAGAGACATCAATCTGTCTAAGTTCTTTGTATTCCATGGCTTATCCTAAATTCTTTAAATACTCATCAGCCAATGCTCCAGCCATAAAATACAAATCTTCAGATGCGCTAGTATCTATCATCTTTAATTCATTTAAAGCATCTAATTCTTTTGCAATTTGTAAGTACGATGGCGCCAAAGCCAACATAAAATCGTAAACCATTTCTTGTTTAGTTTTCATTTTCCGTCATGCTCCTCTTTTAATTTAACAATAGTTTCAACTTCAATTAACTTTTCTGCGTAGTGGATAACTTTTCTCAATCATCAATACCACCCTTTTTCCTCCAGCGTGTAGTGTACTTGATAATATTTCCCTCCAAATATCCAAGGTTATTTGCAAT